CCTGAAGGCCAAAACCGCAGGGCTCCTACTCGGAGACGCGGGGTTTGTGCAGGCTCTTCCGGTTGGGCGCGAGGACTGGGACGGCGCTGAAACCGTGTCCCACCTGGAGGAGGTCTCCTTCACGCGCCCGGGGAATTTCCGCCCGATGTTCGAATGGTTCGACGACATTCTCACGTTCGGCAACGGGTACATCGAGTGCGGCTGGGAACTGGAGTACGACACCGTGCTTCAGCGTTTCGCCGTCCGGAACAGTGCCGGGGAAGTCGCCTCCCGCTACGGGTACGCGAAACGCAAGGTCAAAGACTGCATGTACCTCCGGACCCGGGATCCCTACGACATCTTCCGGGATCCATCGGCCTCCAACTTCCGGGACTCTCTCGGCGTCGTGATCCGTGGCCGGGTGACGGCCCAGCAGGCTCGGGATGCCACGCTGCGGGATCATCGCCAGTGGGACAAAGAGGAAGTCGAGCAGGCGATCAAGATCGGCACGCGCGACTTTAAGGCCGGCTGGGACGAGAACCTGAAGCGCAACGACATGCACATGCCACCCGACGACTACGGCATGATGACCTGCTTCGAGTTCTGGGGGACGGTGCCGTGGAAGCCGGATCCGGAGGATGGCGGGGAGTTCTACGCGGACGGCGTGCGGCGCCGCTGCATCACGATTCTCAACGGTCGCTGCGTCTACGACGGACCGATCCAGCTTCTGGGCGGAAAGATCCCGATCGTCGAGGGCGTGATGAACCCGCTCGCTGGTAGGCCGTGGGGCTTCACGCCCTTGGAAGCGATCCGGTTCATTCAGGACCACCAGGACACGATGCTCATGCTCTTGCAGGACGCAGCCATTGAGGCCGTCCGGGGCGGCTGGCTCATCCAGACCGGTAGCAACCTCAACCCGCAGGCGCTCGAACGCAGGCGCATCGGGCAGAGCTTCCAGACCACCGGGAACCCTGAGACGGTCATGGCGCCCATCCCGCTCAACACGAACGGATACCTACAGGCGGCGATGGCCTACGACGGCGGGACGAACATGATGCGCCAGGCAACGGGTGTCTCGGACGTGGTGCAGGGCATTCAGACGGGTGGGCGGCGCACCGCGGCAGAGGCTACTGAGCTCTTCCGAAGCGCCATTGGTCGGGCTGACCTCATGGCGCGAGTGCTCGAGACCGACGCGCTCCCGATTCTCGGGGGTCTCGTGCTCGACCGTTGGCAGCAGTTCATCCCCGATGAGGGACAGCTTATGCGCCGGGTGGGCGAGAAGCAGCCCTTCCATGTGACCTTCTTCGACATCGACGGCGACTACGACCTGGAGTTCGTCGGCAGCCGCCAGGCCATGAGCCGGCCGCAGCGGGCCCTGGCGCTCAAGGAGTGCATTCAGACCCTCATCTCGAATCCTTACATCGCGGCGCATGTGAACTGGGGGGCGCTGATCGGGCAGTACTTCGAGGAAGGGCTTCAGCGCCGGGATTTCGAGAAGTTCATGGCGAGCGAAGGCGAGGCGGTTGATCAACTCCGGGTGCTCGGACTGATGAACCCCGGTTCTGGACAACCATCGCCCCCGAGAAACGGGCCTCCTGAAGCGCCCGGATTGTCGGCGGCCGCATGAAGAGCCTGAAGGAACTCAGTCTCGGCGAGCGGGTCAAGGAGTACCTCGGATATGAAACGGATCCGATTGACCCGAAGGACATAGAAAGGGATCTCGAGCTTGCGAAGGAAGAGCAACGAGCCAAGGAGCTAGAAGAGGCCGAGGCCCGGGACCTTCGCACCGCCCTGGCAGCAGCGGCGCGTCACTTGCTGCCTTACCTGAGACTGGATCTGGATGAGGTACGCGGTCGTCTGGCCCGTGCAGCTACGCAGGGGAATCAGTACGAAACCGCGTATTGGTCGGGTCATCTGGAACGGCTCTTGGGAATCATCCGAAACATGGAGGACGCCCGGCCCTGAGCCGGACCTTCGATTGAGGAGAATGCAATGCCCGATGAGAGCGTGACCGGCGTACCGCCGGGTACCACGACAGGCTTACCGGACACTGTGCCCACGCCCGCTACGCCCGATCCGGCTGCCTCCGGAGAGGTGCGGGAGACGGAACCGGGGACGCAGCCAGTTGATCTTGCAACCGAACTCCGCCAGCTATCCAGGCGTTTTCAGCGCTTCGAACGCGACAACGAGCACGATCGCCGCCTCCGCGACAAGTGGGGCAGCGAGATGGGCGAGATTCGCAATCTCCTGAAAGGACTCCCGGCCCAGCTAACCCCTGGACGGGATCCGGTTAAGGAGAACGAACGCTACCAAAACGACCCGGCCGGATTCATCAGCGACAAACTCGACGAGCTGATGAAGCGTGCGGGCGGAGTTGCGGACGGTACGACAACGCCAGCGCCGAACGAAGACACGGGAGGCGAGTCGCGGGAGCAGTTCCTCCAGCGCATCGCCGATGCGTCAGAAGACTTTCAGCAGGATTTCCCCGATGTGGTCAAGTACCACGACCAGATCGATGCGATGCTCCGGTCAGAGACGTACCGTGTCTACGACAGGGACGGGAAACTTAACGTCTACAAGTCGATCAAGTCGGCGTATAACGATGCCGTGCTCGCCGCAAGAGGTGGCAGGACGACTGCCGCTGCCGCAGGCCGGGTGGCTGGAGCCATCGAAGCCGCGAAGGCCGGTGCCTCAGTTACGGGAGTCAGCGCGTCCGGAGCCGAACGCGCAACTCTCAAGGGACTCGATCCGAGCCAGCTCCGCGGCAAGAGCCGCAAGGAACTGGAAGCTCTAGGGCAGAGTCTCGGACTCATCCCTGCAAACGATAGACCGAGGTAGGTCATGGCAGTAACACCGTACAGTACTACAGTCGGCGCCAGCGCCGGGCAAATCGGTGAGGTTCTCCAGAGCGAATGGCTCCAGAGAACTTTCCTCGATTTCCTGGCCCCTGGCGTCACGCTGAACCAGTACGGCACGGACGTACACATGCCCACTTCGACCGCTCGGAAAGCCCGCTGGCTCGTGATGTCTCGAATCACTCCGGACGCTTCGCCTACGGCGAACACCGAAGGATTCAACAGCCCGACCACAGCACGCACTACCGACGTGACTGCCTTCGACGCGACGGTTGTCGAGTATGATGACTACATCCAGATCAGCACACTCCTCGACCTCACCGCGATCAACGGCACCACGCAGGGACTCGCAGATCTCGTCGCCCAGTTGGCGAAGGAGCAGTGCGAGAACGTGTTGCACGTCGAGCTGGAGAACCACGCGCTGGCGGCCGATGCCGACATTTCGGAAATCGACTTGGCGGACAACAGCATTTTCGACACCGATGAACTCTTCAAGGCCGAATCCTTGAAGCGCATCGCGAAGAAAATGCGCTCTGGATTCGTCAAGCCGCATCCGAAAGCGAAGACCGGAAGGAAGTTCATTCTCGCGGCTTCCAACCGGATTTTCTTCGAGTATGTCGGGGACTCCGCCGCCATGAGCGGTGGAACGAACATCAGCCTGGCAGTCGCGCAGGCTGTTCGGCATCTCTCTCCCTCGAACCCCACGACCCAGGCAGACCTGGAGCGCGGGTACTTCGATGCGGGAGATACGCACCCTGGCATGTTCGGTGTCGAGCTCCAGCTTTCCGAATCCGATCGGACGATCAGCCGTACCGTGAATGCCGGATCCGTAGCGTGTCAGAACAACTATGTGTTCGGCAATCAGGCGTTCGGGATCGTCGATCTTCAGACCGATCTGGCAAGTCCGGCGATCATCAAGAAAGTGCCGGGTCCCAGCACGGTCAGTCAGCCGACCAACGCTTTCCAGACGATTGGCTACCGACTCCGGTTCGCGTCCAAGCTGTTCCAGGCCGCGAGCATGATGAAGTTCGCCAGCGTCTAAGACAGCAACCACTACCTGTACCTGATCCGGGCCTCGCAAGGGGCCCGGGTTGAGGAACAAGATGGCAAGGGAAGTTCTGAAGCAGCGTAGCGTCGACGACCTTGGCAACGGCGTCAGTGCCCGGGAACTCGTAGACCGCATGGCGAAGGTCGTTCCCGGACTCTACATTGCCGAAGCCTATGGGACGCCAGGGAATCCTGCGATTACGTCCCTGCGTCAGCGCATGGTCGGCGAGGATGCACGGCGGGCCTTTGACTCGATGGACGTGGACAGTAAGCAGATCGACAACTATCTGACCCCGCTGTACCGGGGGGTCCTGCCAGAGCATGATCTCTGGAGTTCTGACGGCAAGAAGCCGCTTATCTACGGGTGGCGGCACGTTCTCTTACTCGTAGCAAACCAGTGCAAAGTTAGTCTGAGAGACCTGGAGGCCGCGACTGGCCTTCACGTCTACGACTAAGGAGCCGTGATGTCGTTCAAGGAAAAAGATCCGTGGGACAACTGCAATCACACCTGGCACGACCCGTCCGATCTGCCAATCGCTACCCGCGGGGCCATTCTCACGATCTGGGAGATGCCGAAACAGGAGCGGATCGACAGCTTCTCGGTGAAGGGGCGCCGGCTGAACCTGAGCCTGGACCCAGGCCGATACGTCATCGTGCACAACCACCCGGCCAACGGCTGGCAGTGCTACGTCTCGGTCGATTGTGACGCCAGGGAGTACGCTGAAACCTGCCGCCTCCTCAAGCTGGGGAAGATCGACGGCATGACCTCGGCCGTGACCTCCGAGGGCACGGTGCACCAGTGCACGATCTTGAACTGCAAGTTCGTCTCAGGGTCCAGGGTGGAGATGATCCGGCACGTCCGTAAACACAACCCGCGGATCATGGAAGACGAGCAGAGCGCGCTGAACATCACCGGCCCGACCGCAGAAGAGAGCCGCAGCGTGAAGCGCCAGGCGATCAAGGACCAGATCCGGAACCTGGAGCCGATCGAGACCTAAGAGGGAACCATGCCGGCAGGACCAGCTACAGGGCTTTCACTCCAGACCAGGACGCGGCTTCAGTCCGTGCAGGAGATCTCGTCCTGGATCGGGGCGTCCGATGATCCGCGGCTTAACGCTTCGGCCGGGGTCGAGTTGGACTCGGCCATTCGGCGTCTGAACGCCTACAAGTGGACATTCTGCCGGAGAATGCAGGAAATCACCCTCCTGGATCAGGAGAGGAACTACCCGCTCGACAGCATTTTTCGCTCGCACCTGGGGGCGCTGCTATCGGACGATCAGGGACGACCGGCCTGTATTTTCCCCTTCAAGACCTACCAGGATTACCTAAAAGATTATCCAATGGCCGAGGCCACCACGGAAACCGGAACTCCCTCCCTTTACACAGTCCGGTCGCCCGAGTCTGACAACGTGATCCGCGTGGCCCCCATGCCGATCACCGGAAACGGTGCCGGGAAGAAAATCTTCTTGCACTACCACACCATCATTGCCTTCGCGCGGGATCCGGGGGAAGCCCTCGTGGTTCCGCAGAGCGTGGACGAACTGATCAAGTGGATGGCGCTCGAAACTTTCATCCCGAAACAGGGGTCCGACCGCGGAAAGTCCGATACCGTCACCACAATCTTGAAAGGCAATGGAATGGACCGCCCAGGCCTGTGGAATCAGGTCATGTTCGAGTTCCAAGACCACGGGGAGATCGAGCTCATCCCGTGGATGACTCCGGTGTAACGATGCCAGTCACGAGCCTGCCAGGGGAGGAAATCTCGGTGCCGCTGACCTATGTGTCTTATTCGTTCGAGCGTCAGCTTCAGGACGGAGACTTCCTCTTCAAGAATCTCAACATCGCGAGGACTGGCTTCAGCGCCACGGTAGTCCAGGCGCACATCCGGGCCGACATGGGACCAAACGGAGGCACCGCGGTCCTGCGCATTCAGGACGATCCGACAAGTCCGTCAGGCTTGGTCGATCTCAATATTCTCGATACGGCCGGAAGCGAGGTCGATCAGGAGTTCGATGCTGGCGGCTTCGGGGGTGCCACGCTCATCAATCAACTATCGTTCAGCGTTGCGGGAGGTCGCAAGCTGTCCGCAAGGGTCGTCACGGCACGGAGCCTCGAGGGCCCCGGATGCCTCATCCTGGGGATTCAATATGCGTAGAGCACTGTTCTGTCTGGCCGCCCTCCTTGCCGTCTTGACCCTGGCTCCGACCTACTCGGACGTGACAGTGCTGCGTACCTTCAAGCCGCCCTACGTTTCGCCCTGTCCGTCTGGGGCCTGCTCTCCGACTGACAAGGTGGTTATCTGTCAGAACACCGATGCGTGGTACAAGTGCGAGGCAGGGACTTGGGCTCTGATTTCCGGTGGGTCCGGGGAGACGAACACTTGCAGCAACGTGGGCGTAGGCGGCGTCGGCGCCTTCAAGCAAAAGACGGGAGTGAACTTCGAATTCCGCAACATCAATGTCGGGTCATCCAAGATAACGGCCACCCTGGATGCCCCCAACAACGAGATCGACATCGATGCCGTAGAAGCGAACTTCAGCCATGCCAACATCGGCGGGAACCTCCCGGTCTCCAAGCTGAACTCCGGCACCTCCGCCTCGAACGCCACCTTCTGGCGCGGCGATGGAGTATGGGCGACTCCGGCCGGAGCTGGAGACACCTCGAGCAACACGGCCACGAGCGTCGATTCCGAAATTGTCCTTTTCAGTTCCACCACCGGGAAGCTGGTAAAGCGGGCCACCGGAACGGGCATCGTCCATGCGACGAGCGGGGTCTACTCAGCGTCGAACGTGAACCTCGCAACGGAGGTCTCCGGGAATCTTCCGGTAGGGAACCTCGGATCCGGCACTGGGGCCAGCGCCAACACCTTCTGGCAGGGGAACGGAGCCTGGGCTGCCGTGGATATTGCGACGGCGGACATTACGGGGAATCTTCCGGTCAGCAAGCTCAACTCTGGGACAGGCGCCTCATCCTCTACGTTCTGGAGGGGCGATGGGTCCTGGGCCACTCCGAGCCCTGGCGTCACGCTCACCAAAAATATCACCGTTCTAGCGCCGACCAATGCCGAGAACGATACGATCTTTTTCACCCCGGTTGGCATCACGATTACGGGCGTGCATGTCGTTGCTCGCGGGTCCGCGACGCCATCCCTGACGTTCCAGATCAAGAGGGGCCTGGCGCGCAGCTTATCGGACGCTGACGTGACTACCTCTTACGTCCTGAGCGTGGCGAACTGCCTGAACGCCCTCGGATCCGGGTGCGATCCGACCGTGAACCTCCCCAATACCGTGCCGGCAAACTCCTGGGTATGGCTCGTCACTACCGCCCAGAGCGGCACGGTCAACGAGTTCGCGGCGTCTATCAAGTATACGGAGCCATAATGAAGCGGTTCCTCCTAGCTGCGTGTGTGCTCGCCACTGCTGTTGGCGCGAGCCAGGCTGCCACCATCATCGTCGACCTGGCGTGCCCGGTGAACGGAAACGGTTCCGGCGGATACACAGCCGTGTGCGATGCAAGTCAGGCAGGAAATCCGCTGAACGATCTCCAGGCCGCCTTCAACCTGGCGCTCGCTGGCAATGATCACATCCAGCTCCGCGGTGTCCACGCGACCCATGACGCCGGGGGCTGTCCTGGCAGCACGACTGGGCAGTACGAGGCGGACAGGTTCAGATTGATAAGCAAGTCTGGATCGTCTGGCGCTCCGATCTTCATCGAGGGGTACAACTACGGGGTGGGCGGGCAAGAGTTCCCATTCATTTCGAGTGTCGCGCCAGTGACCTGGATTCAGTGTTCAACCTGCGACGGGGCGGATAATGTGGCGTGTCAAAGCTTGACCGGACTCCCGTCTTCTTGCTCGCAATATTGGTATGCCTATCCTACTGGGAACCAGGACAGGGCGTATGTCTGCACCAAAACAGATGGTAGCCCTTGTTATCGGCTACCAATCGTGAATGACGGAGGCAGCCTCGCTAATAATAAGGGGGACATGACGAATGCTCATTCAGGCTACGTCGGAACCTTCTGCGCCAACTACCCATGGCTCCGATGCAACTCCAACTCTGATTGCCCGGATCATCTATCTTGCGGTGGTAATTCTCCAGAGGTCGATTCGGTTAGCAGCACGGAATCGTCCGGTGCCTACATTGTAGCGAGATGGAATGCTGAGGGAAGGGGAGAGGTCTACTACAACAACAATGGCAATGCCATTGAGCTGTGCAATTCCTCCTGGGTTACGATTCGAGGAATTCACTTTAGGAATTCCAGGCGCACGCTGATCAGCATAGGAGATTCCGGAGACGGCGGATGTGTCGGAGCTTCCGACAATGTGACTGTGACAAATAATACCTTCGCATACACCAATGACAGCGGGGGTTCAGACTATCAGGTAACCTTTACTCGCGTCACTAATGGAACGGTTACTGACAATTACTTTGCCTACTCAAATTCAGAGTCGATTCACTCCCAGACGAAATCGGGCGGCACGGTGCTGACCATTCAGAGAAATATGATTCGCGATAACGGCGACTTCAATGTTCTAGGGCCGCGCCTTGGAGCTTCGGGCTACGGAACAGGAAGAACTCCTGAGTGCATGACGATTGCTTATGACGGAGCGAATAAGTCCTACGCTGGAACGGACATCTCGAACAACGTTCTCCTGCGGTGTCACAAGAACGGGATTCTCTTAGAAGGGATCGTTGATCCGGTCGTTCACGACAACTTCATCTATAACTCTGGCCGATCTGCCGTCAAAATCTCCACTGAAGGAAACAGTGTCAGCGGTCACATCATCTTTAACAATGTGGCAATAGGGTTCGGTCAGTATACCAATGGCGATGGTGGTGTGTGGGCATCCACCCAGGGAGCCGGTTCCGTCGACAACGTGAAGATTTACAACAACACCTTCTATGCTCCTGCTTCTGGGACCCCAGCGATAAAGGCCCTCAACGAAGCCATCACCAACTTCATCGTCAGAAACAACATCATGGACGACGGCGGCACCAATCAGAAGATGGTTGACTTCGCAGCCACGAGCGGGACCAATCTCCTTGAATACAACCTGATCAAGAGCGGCGTAAGTCCGGCGATAACGTGGGCTCCGCTTGGCGGCGGAAACCAGAACTGCTCTACCCTTTCTTCGGCTGGGACCGGGAACATAAACAACTGTCCAGATCCTCTATTTCTCAACGTCGCCGGTTTTGAGCTCCATCTGAATAACGCTTCTCCGGCTCGAAACGCTGGCACTTCTACTGGAATGCCGACAGGCAAAACGACGGACGTTTGCAACACCATGGCGTCTGTCTATGGTTTGCCTTCCTACGCTGACTGCCAGGCGATTCAGGAATCGGTCTGGGACATTGGGGCGGATGAGATTTCCGCTGGTGGTCCTCCCCTTCCGGCTCACCAGGTGATCGTTGTCGGCTCCTTGTGTCTGTCCAGAGCGCATCGCGGCTTGCCCGTCGAGTGCCCGGGGGATGTCCAGTGAGCGGCCTTCTCTTCTTCGAGAGCACGAAAGATCAGGGTGTCGGCAATTCTCTCCAGGTTCCAGCTCAGGAGATTCAGGTAGACATTTACCGGCCCGGGGCCCTGGTGTCCAAGGTTGTGAGTTATGTGGCTGGAAGCACAACCATCGAGGTCTTCGACGCCGGAGCTTTTGACGTTGGCGATACGGTATCGCAATTCGATGAGGATTTCACGCCGCTTGGGACGGTGACTGCCATCCCCGATCGCGGGCATCTGACGATCGCTTTCGTGGGCGCTCCAGGCACATTGCAGGTTGGGCAGGCCATCGTGCCGGTCACGAACCGGCCGGACGGGTTCATTACTCCGCGAGCGGTCAGCGGCCAGGAGGGTGCCCTGCACGGCAGCAGGGCGGCCGCTGGCACCTTTATGAGTTCCGAGCGCGGGATAGTGGCTGCCTGGATCGATCGGAAGGACGTTTGGCTCTCGGCCGTAGGCGGTGGCACCTCGTGGACCGGCTATAAGGGATACCCGGTGACTCCGGACAGCCCGGGCACGGACCGCACTATCGTCGTCGACGGGACGCGCTATGGATTGAACTCTCATGGCATCCAGAGGGCGATTGACGACGTAGCGGAACGCGGCGGCGGCAAGGTGGAGATCGACTACGCCGGGATCGTTCAGCTCATGGACTGCCTCTGGACTCACAGCAACGTGCACCTGGCCGGCAGAGGGAAGGGAATTACTGTCCTGATGCGCCAGACTGGAAGCATCGTTGCCGTCGTCGACGGCGGGACGCCCAACTATGCCAGCGTCATCAATGTGAGTCCGCTCGGAAGCAATGGGAGTCTGCCAACCAGCGTGACCTCACAAGCGAACATCACGATTTCCGACCTTACGGTTGACGGGAACTATACGGCATTCTCGAGCCTGACGGACGTGAATCTCGGCATGTTCGGGATAGCCAATCGGTACACGGATGGCTTCAGCGTTTACAACGTGGGCGTCCGCAACACCCTCCAAGATGGCATCCAGGTTGTAGAGAGCCGCGACGTGCATCTCGATAGCCTGACCATTGACACGGTTGGGCAATGGTCCGTGCTCTCAACCCGCAACGGGATCAGCCTCTATAACTACAACGCCGCTGTTGGCTGGGCAACGCGCGCGAACCTCTCCAATCTGATCATGAGGAGCATCGGGGACGAGGCGATCGCGGTCAATCAGTGGGACCAGGGAACGATTGAAGGTGTCACCGTGGACGGGTGTGACTTTGTGCTGGAGTTCGGAAGTAACACTTTGTCCCCAGCAGACGTTACTGGCTGGACCGCCACGGGCATCACGGCACAGAACACCCTTGACTACTTCATCACATTCAACGGAAGCGGCGGCATTACCTATAGCAATTTCATCTTTTCGCACTCCACGTTCAAGGGCCACGCCAGCCTGCACGACGGGGGAGCGATCTTCATGAATGCGGGAGCGAACGCTGACAGTCTGCGCGGGATCAAATTCTCGCATCTCCAGTGCTCGAATATCAACACGAAGGACACCAACGCACGGCGCTGGGTAGACGCCCAACCCGCCTCGGGAGCGAGCGTCATCGACGTGACGCTTGATCACTGTTCCTTCAGCGGGAAATCGGTTAGTGTGCACACCGGAGACGTAGGAATCAACATAAGAGGGGCCTGTTCGGATTGGTTCCTGGATCACATCCTGCTAAAAGATGTTCCCGGCGTCGGCGTTGCCCTGAACGACAATACTTTCGTTGCGACCACCACGCGCGTCCGGGGTGATCACGTTGTCGTGGACGGCGCGCACAGCGATGGTTTTCAGGCCGTGTGCGACGAGAGCGCATCGACGATCGAGGAAGTGCGCTGGAGTCACTGTGTCGCCAAGGACTGCAATAAGGTCGGCGGCAACGGGGCCGGGTTCTACCACGGCATTGCTATCACGGGCGCACGCATTCAGGGCTTCACCTACGACACTTGCCGCAGCTACAAGACTTCTGGAGCGGGGCACCTCTACGGTCTGCGCACCTTCATCGGCGGGACGGGAGACCCCGGCTCGATCTCAAACATCAAGGTGAATCACTGCGATTTCCGCGGCACACAGACCCAGGAAGTGCTGATCGGGGCCAATACCGGATCCGTCGAATGCGTCGGCCAGGCGCGCGGCTACACGAACTCCTTCCAGACCCTTATTGGCGCTGCTGCTGGCTTCCTTATCCCGTCCATGATCGCTGACTGCGATGTCGAGTTCAGCTCTGACGGCAGCAATACGCTGACACTGAATCCTACGATTCCCAACGGGTCATTCGACGGTCAGCGCCTTCTGCTCATCAATGTCCATGCTGCGAATGTGACCACGCTGAGCGACGAGACCTTCGACTCTGGGACAAACCTGCGGCTATCGGCTTCCCAGATAGCCCTGGGACCGCGCGATTCTATTTTGCTGCGGTGGTCTAATACGCTTCTCGACTGGGTACAGATCGGACAGGTGAACGCGCTCTAATGCCCATTCAGCCTCTCGACTTCAGTGGTGGCTTCGTAAACTCTAGGCTCCCTGACGGGCGCCGCGGGGAGTTGGCGGAGGCTAGCGGCATCCACTACAAGCCAGGCGATCCGCGTCCGCGTGGCAACAGGGGTCGTCGTTTCTACGGCTCCAACGACTTGGTTCCCGGTGAGATCTCCGGTGGCCTGCGCTTTCTCAGGTTCTCGGGAGCTCCGCATCGCCTTCTGGCTCTCCTGGGCACGCAGCTTTACTATTCCGACCTGGCATCGGTATCCGGCTCATTCATCCCGCTGGGGGACGTAGCGGGCCACCAGTTGGCGACCCAGCAATACAAGGCGGAGCACGTTGTCTACGTCGGTGGTCCGAAGAATTTCGTCTTCGATTCGGGTGGTGGCCTTCGCGAGCATGGCATCCCGGAGCAAACCGCTCCAGTCCTGACGACCGCCGGAGGTTCAGGGCCGGCCGCTGGCACCTACCAGTACTGGGTGACGGGCTACGATTCGGAAACTGACGTAGAGAGCGCGGCCGTCGCCGGCACGTCCGTGACGGTTGGTGGCGCCGTGACGGTGACGGTTCACCAGCCCACTCTGCTTGGCGATCGCATAACCCACTGGCGGGTCTACCGCAGCCCGGAGGGGACTCCGTTTCCGAGCGGCAACCGCTTGGACTCCGGAACGGGTATCGCACTCACGACCCTGACCTTTGCCGACACCGGGCTGGCCGCTGGCGTGAGTTACCCGGCCGTGGCGACAACCTTTGCGGGGCTGGACGCTCTCGTGAGCCGCAACAGTCCCCCTCCGAGAGCATCGTTCGGGTTCGTGCTCGATGACTCGCTGATCCAGAATAACCTGGACAGGCCGCATGAGCTCGCCTATTCCTTTCCCGGAAAATTCGAGGCGTTCCCCTCGGAGTTCTTCAACGAGTTCAAGGAAGATTCTCCTTCTGCTGGACTTGGGTTCGGCACCTACGGCCTCGTTTTCTGCGACTCGCAGATTTGGCGCCTGAATAGCGTCAGTCGGGCCCAAGATGCCGAATTCGCTCGCGGACGCCTCCTTGACCTGATCTCCATGAACTTGGGCTGCCCCTCTCCGGTGGGATGCTGTCAGTTCGAAATGCCGCAGGGGCCGATGGGTGCCTTCGCCTCGCGGGGCGGGCCGATGATGAGTGAAGGCTCGGGGTGGGATACCGTCACTGACGACGTGGACTGGGAAGCGACGGCAGACATGGGAACCGTGGGGAGTTGGGTCTTCCTCAACAATCCTGCTATGCGGTGGCTCGAGCTCTATTTCAGTCCAGCCAGCGGGGAGCACCACAGCGCGCGGATGCGCTTCTCCTACGACCCATACCACCTCAAAGGCCGATCCGGGCGCTGGCCTGCGCTCAAGGTATTGGGAATCGACCCGATCCCCTGGGATGGCGCCGCAGCCTGCCTCCTCAATGGGCGCTGGGAGGTTCTGACTCTGGACGCTCCCAGGGGTCGCGTGTACCGAGAGAACGTGGGGGCGGTTGACGAGTCGGGCGGAAGCGCTCTCTCTGCGGAGGTCAGGTCAGCCGCCTACCCACTTGGGAATCTCGGTATGGAGGGCTCGTGCAAGAAGGCGTGGATCGACCATGAACCATCCGGTGACCAACGGGTGAGCGTCGTCGTCACGGACTACGCGGCCGAAAGGGACCCCATCTCGCACCAGCCGACCGAGATTGGCGTACGGTTCGACAGCGCAAGCGTGCTGACCGTGGAGGCGCGTGGCTCGGAGGTGGATATTTCCCTCTCGACCGATCAGGAGGACGGACAACTCATCCTGCGCGGCGCGGCGCTGCTCGCGGAGCCTGGCGGACTCGAGGAAGGGGTAAGGGCGTGACCGAGCTAATGGCCCTACTCAAGGAGTTGACGGTCAAGTGGGCGGCGCTGGAGCAGAACCAGGCACTTCAGGCCGCACTTGCTGCGAAGGACGAGGAAATCAAGGTGCTGACCGAAGAGCTTGCCAAGCTGAAGACAGACCCGGCGGAGAAGCCTCCCGATGCGGTCGTATAAGGGAGCTACCCCAATCCAGGCGTCCATTGCCTGCCACCAGCGGGTGCTGCTGGAGCACGAGAAGGCTCTCAAGGAGTTCTCGGCCGCTTGGGCTTCCATTCTTCAGGACGCTCCGGCTGGCGGGGTAGAGATTGCTCCCATTCCTTCTTCGTCGGTCACACCTCACGCCACGACCCACAAGCCGAGCGGTACGGATCCGCTCGCGACCGCTGCCGCAATCACCCTGCACGCGAACCTTGCGAACGCGATCGGCGTTGCGGATTCCTTCGCGCGGTCAGACCATGCGCACGCGCTGACTACCGGAGCGGCGTCGAGTCTGAGCGCTGCGACCGCCAATGCGGCCGGGTCCGGAGACCCGCTCGCCAGGGCCGACCATCTGCACGCGATTCTGAGTGCTGCTCCATCGGGCGGGTACGCTGCCGCCGCGGCTGTCGGGGCTGGCGCAGACCTGATGAGGGCGAGCGCGGTTCTCCCATACCCTGACAAGCTCATGAGTCCGACCGGGGAGCTGCTTGCCTTTACGGACGATGCGACCTACGGTGCTCTGCTTACCCCGTCCGGCTCGTTCCTCCAGACCGAGCTGTCCCTGATGGCCCCGGGCGGAACTACCCCGCTCGTTGTTGGACCGAACGGAACGATGGGCAGAGGGCAGTACACGGACACTTCCCTCATGTTTCACGGCCTTGTCAGCATCTCCAATGCGATCCGCGTCGTGGGATGGGATTTGCAGGGATTGGCCGCCACTGGAACCGGCGGGGTGCAGGGCATCCGGAGCACCGTGACCGACACTCCGAGCGGCGTGTCCACGAACGAGATCATCGGCATCGGCTTCCAGGTAAAGGCGGGCAGCGCAAACGCGCAGGGCAACTATGCCGGTCTACGCTCGGAACTAGTAGCGCCCGTCGGCAACTCCGCTTCCCGCGGCACGATCCGTCTATTTCCGGCGAAGGCCCCGGCCACGGCTGTCAATCAGACCTATGTGGCGGCCTACTTCTTCACCGTGGAGGCCGGGTTCTCAGCGGCCCTTGGGACCATCACCGGG